TTTTTTGCCTATTCTGCATAGAATGAGTATTGACACCGGATCCATTTTGTGATACCTTGGTGTTAGCAGACACGGGAGATCTGAGCGGCGTCTCGGGCGTAAACTGATGGGGCGTAACTGCCATGTTGGTACTCAAGTAACCGTGTCTGTTTTTATTTATATACGCAGAGGTTACCCACGCCTTTTTCCACTTGGAATCCACTATGCTTTCAGCCACATAGTAGGTTCCATTTATTTTTTTGAAAAAGCCGACCATCGGAGCATAAGAACCATCTTTGTTTTTGAATTCGGAACTATATACCGGATTACCATTTTGCTCTCTTAGAATATCCACATCATCGTAGTTTTCAAGAATATATCCAACCCGTGCCAGATCATTCACATTTTTCATGGAATGGTCTTGTTCTCCGTTTACACCGTGTCTTTTTTCAATATGCCGCAGGGCGTTTGTGTTGATTGAATTCTTAAAGCCCTGAATATCTATACCGAGCAACCGTTTGATATCCGCAGCTTGTCGATCACTCACCTCGCCAAACTGTAAGCGTCCCACTTTCTCCTCGTAGGTTCCACTCTTAAAATCCTGGACAAACTTCAAGATTTTGTTGTCCACAGCTGCAAGGTACTCCTTGATCACCGTCTGCATATCGTACGGATATTGACCTAAGTCCTTTGAGAAGCGAATTCCTGTAGACGACTTGTCGTCTGTTGTATTTCTTTGCTCACCGTCCAGCATTCTTTGGCGGTTGTCAATGGCATTGTCCAGTGCGTTAAAGAAGTCGTCCAGCACCGGAACCTGCTGCGCCGCCTTTTGACCGGCTCGTGCAGTGGTATTCAGTGTGCCCTGTCCCTCAATTACGCTGCGCACAGCGTCCAGTAGCTTTGTAAAGAAGTCCTTGATCTTTTCCACAACGGACTTCTTTTCTTTTTGGGTCAGGTCGGTATCTTCCGCCAGCCACTTGGCGAACTTCTCGCCGCCCTCCTGCGTGCTGGCTTCACCACTGATGAAGTCAAAGATCATCTCGCTGACGGCATCTTCAATAGAATACTGCTTGCCGTTCTCGCTGTACCCATCTACATATTTCTGCAGCAGGTCAATCTTGTCATCGTGCGCATAATCGCCGGTTGCCAGCATATACTCCACAATCGGCCGGCAGGCGTCCATCATTTCCGCCGTGTTGTAGGCATGAGTGTACTCACCCAGCTCGTGCATAAGCGTGGCGTAGATATGCCCACTGTCCGGGTTCAGCACCACCTTGCCATTGGCAGGATCAATATAGCCGTTATCGTTGCTTTCCAGGCTGCCGTCCAGCACAATATCCAGCTTGGTCTTGGCCGCCACACGATCCAGGACTTCCTTTTCCTGCGGGGTAACCGTAGCTTCTCTGGTCAGCGTTACAACGCCGCCCTGGTTCTTATTTGCTTTGGTAACGGCGGTCTTGGTGGTGCCGATCTCCTTAGACTGCTTCTGACCGCTCAGGAACAACTCATTGGCAGCGCCACGGTCCATAATTCCCATTTCAATCGGTGCAGACAGTGTGTTGGCTGCCTGGTCAAATGTAATCTTGCCTGACGCACCGGCGTTGTAAAAGCTCTCCGCCGCGTGCAGATAGGAATAAGGGTTGACCTTGCTGTCGTAATTATTGACCAGCGCATAAGCGCCCAGGGAGCCAAACTTGGCAGCGCTCTTATAGACCGCCTTGGTGTTGGGGTTGTTGAACTGCACATAATCCGTAGTGGTCTTCGTACCGTCTTGCAGCTCGACCACTGTATGGCCGTCCTGCACCTTAAGAACGCCTTTCACCTGGCTCTCCGGCACAGGCTCTGCCCGCTGCAAATCCTGCGGAACCGGTGCTTGCTGCGCAGTCTGTTCCACCTGGGTGGCCACATCTGCATTTTGCGCTTTGGCTTCTTGGTTCAATTCTTCAATCTTAGCTTTCTGAATGCCGTTGTAGGTATCCTTGAACTCATTATACCCTTTTGCCTTTGGGTTTACAAGCAGTTCATTCATATATGCAGCAGAAGAACCGCCACGCAGCATTTCATAGGCCATACTGCGGGTAGCAGATTGCGCCCAGTCGGTGCTATTGTCCTGCAGCTCGGCGTACAGGGCCTTTGTGGTCTTGTCCCCTTTAATCTTCCCTTCGCCGTCAAAATATCTGCTCACAAAGCGTCTGGCGGCCTTGTCCACATTCTTAACGCCGCTGTCTTGCAGCCGTTGGCGCACAGCGTCCTCCAGCACGGTCTTTTGAGCCTGCGTAGTCGCAGCATCATCGCTGGTCTGCATTTCCATAGCCAGCTTTCCCAGCTGCCGCTTGGATATAGTTTTGCCGTTTTTCTCTGCATCAGCCAGCTCGGCGGCAATACGATACAGTTTGGAATTCTCATCCGCTGTCAACCCGGCGTCAATCAACTTTTTTGCATTTCCGTTACTGCGTACATTCTTGCCATAGCTATCCTGCTGCAAATGCCATTCTCCGGACATGATTGCTTCGTTTGCGCCGCTCATCGCCATACCGGACAGGCCACCGGCTAAGAAAGCCGATAAATCTTCTTGCCCCGCCATAGACACGACTTTGGCAAGCGCCTGGGAATTGCTCAATCCCTGAGCACGGCATTTATCGAAGGCATCCATCATTTTGCTTTGGTTGCCGTTTGCCAGCGTATCGACAATGCGATCAAGGATATTACTGGCTACCTCTTCCGAACCCTCTGACGCAAAACTCTTTGCAAGGCGGGCAAACACATTGCCGCCGGCACCGAGAATCGCATCCAAACCAAGTTTTTCTGAGATATACTCAACTGCACCATACAGTGCACCTACGCCCAGCGCACGATCGTCAGAAAAGCCCTGCTCTTTCATATCTGTAACTGTCTGCGTTGCCATTTGTGATGACATGATCAGTGAGGTGGCTTTTTTAGTAATGTTCTTTACCTTTTCAAGTGTCGCACCACTCGTTTCACCCCCTGCTAAGCCCACGCCGAGACTCTTACCGACCAGCATAGCAGCGACAGAATCAGCCATAGACATTCCTGCATTGTAGATCCAAGAACCGGTGTTTCCCAAAATGGTATTTTTATCTTTCCAATAGTCCTGATTCGCAATTTCTTCTGCGGTCGTTTCGCGAGTAGCGTTAGCCATCTTTCCGGACAGATTAAAAATATCGTATGTATCATCTACGGAATGGCCGGTTGCTTTAGCTGCTGCGCTGGTGATAAAACCCGGTGCACTCATTAGATTTTCACCAACAGAAGCGATATTGGCCACGGTGGCACCAACAGCACCGTCTTTAACCATTTCCCTTTGCGACTCTACAGCTGCGTCGGTTGCTCTTTGCTGCAAATCCTTGTTAATTGCTGATATATATTCATTTGCAGCGTCTGCGCCCTGTGTATTATACAGATAATTGTATGTGCCCCGCTGCACATCAGTCATTTGGCGATATTTCTCATCGTCCATCGTTTTGGTCATGCGGTTATTCCACATCGCCACATTGTCCGTGCCTATATTACTGGCAACACTGGCAATGGACTCAGACAATCCGTTCACCTTGCGATATACATCGTCCTGATTGGACTTGTCGATTTGCTTTGACTTAGCAGCATAATCTTTTTGATTAGGAATATCCGAATATTTGTCGACGATTTTTTGTCGCCGCTCGTACTCCTCCATCTTTTGGATCTTTTTATCATATTCATCCAGCGCAGCCATGTGCCGATTTGCTTCTTCCTGCATTTTTGCGGCGCGCTCGCTATCCGTCCGCTCCAATGCGATACCAATCAGCTTGTCTATGGTGTTGCGTGTTTGACCACCGTACTGCCGTGCATAGGCTCTGCGCTCTTCACGCAGTTGGTCAAGATTTTCCACTGTATTCGGAGTGGCATCGAAAGTATCAACGGCCTGTAATGCTGATGTCGAAGCTCTCCAGCTGGCATTTTTAGCCTGATCGCTCTCCATGGCGTCTAAAACCGCAGCGCCCTGCACAACATCGTGATTGATATAATCAGAACGGCGTACACCCTCTCGCTTGTCCTTTTCCTTTACGGATTTCTGCAAATCTGCCCAATATCCCATTTGAAACTCTCCTTCGTACTATTTCTTCTTAGGCGTTATCCCATAATTTCGACACAATGTATTGTATTGAGATTTAGATATATGGCCCTCAAAATATGCATCCTCGATCGCTTCCGCTTTACCCTGTTTTGTACGATTCATGCCAATAGTTTTAACAAAGCCGTCCATTTGTTTTTCCGTCCATCGTTCGCCTCGATTTTCGTATCTTGAATTGTCAAACTTTTTCTCCCATGACGACTTCTCATCAGAAGATGCATAAACAGGATTGCTGTTTCCAAAACCAGTACCGTAGCCACCGCGTCCACTGGATCTGGAAGAGCGAGAAGAGCGTGCAGCCTTGGCAGCTTTTGCAGCCTTGGCAGCTTCCTCCTGCTGCCGTTTCCACTGCAGTACATCCAGCTGGTACTCCTGATCAGCCTTCCACTTGGAGAGCGCTCTGTCCGCCTTGTTCTCACCCAAGTTGCCCTCGTATTTAGCCATATCGCTAAGAAAGGACAGGTTATCACTGTATGCCTGGCTATCTACCGCACCGCTCTTTTCCACCGCTGCGTCCCACAGAGAGCGTGCGTTTTGTAGAGCTTCCACCTTGTCCTGGTACTTTTGGTAATCAAACGCACCGGCCTCATTGGCTCGCTGCCCACCGGCGGCTCTATTCTCCATTTCCCCGGAGTGGATTTGGTTTGCCGTAGACAGTTTGGACAGCAAGTCCTCATTCTGACCGACCAATCCGTTCATATAGCTCTGCTGGGCAGCAGGCACGGTGTAGTCCGTGTCATAGCCACCGGCCATATTCTCTTCTGCGTTAGTCTGCGTGTCCGCTGCTGCCAGCTTAGAAAGCGCCGCATAGTCTCTGGCATAATCGCCGAACACATCAGCGTTGCCGAAATTGGAAGACTGGGCACGGCGATTGAGAATATCATCCACCGCACCCTCTACCATCTTAGCGAATGTGCCGTTACGGTAAGGGCCAATTGCGCTGAGTTTCTTGTCATAGTCGTTCCTGTTTTTCTGTGCATTCTTGGTTGCCGCAGACTGTTTCACCTTGCCAAGCGCTTTTCTTGTCTTAGAACTGTAACTCATCCAATCCCTCCTTACTTCTTGTTAAGAATTTTTCGCTGAAGTTTGTTATTCCGATCGGCAATAGCCCTTTCCTGTTTGCGTGCCTGTTGGCTCTCGTTCAGGTTGCCGTAATACTGCTGTTGACCGGAGGCAAAGCTGCGATCATCGTTCCATTTCGTGTAATCGTTGGAATAGGAAGTATTGAACCGATTCGTGTTGTAATCCATCTTGTTATAGGCGTTGCCCACAGCGTCCTGATACCGCCCATACTGCTGCTGATTCACACTATCAAGAAGGTCATAGGCGTTCTGCTTACCTTGCTGCTGTTGGTCATACTTTTGATATGCCAAGGATAAAAGCTGCGACTGTATATTAGACAGATTGTTTAACTGCGCCTGGTTGGCAGCATTACCCGCCGTAGTCGCCGCAGAGGATGCATAGCCACCTGTTGCTGACGCCATCTGGCCCATAGTGTCCAGCATATCATTACGGCCCTGCGCCTGGTACTGTGCCTTATAGGCCTGGTATGCAGCGTCATTGTCTGCGTCATAAGAAAACTTTGACTTTAAGATGCCGCCCAACATATTTTGCAGACGGGCGGTATAGTCCGTCAGGCCATTTGCCTTGGCATATCCGCCATAGCCGCCGTTTAACAGAGAATTGTAGCCTTTGACGCTGGCGTCCATGTCCTTCTTTTCCTTGGACTTCATCAGTGCTTTATAGTCCTTGGAATTGGTCCATCCGCCGCTATACTTATTGACTGTTTTTGTCCAGCTGCTCAGGTTCTTTTGCGCAGCCGTCTGTTTGGGCTTGCTTTTCTTCGGTTTGCTCTTTGCCATTTATCTGATCCCCCATATATGCGATATTGTTCGTGCTGTGATCGTCACACTGCCGCTTTTCACATTGGCAGAATAGCAGTTGTCGATCGTCACCGTATTTCCTGCGTAGTCGCCGTCCACGGACCACACAGTAAAGTTGTTTGTTGCGCTAATGTGCGTATGCGACCCGCGAACGGCAGTACAGCTACGGTCTCCGTCCAGAATAGGGCACAGGGCGTGCATCCAGCTATTGCTAAAGCGGATAAGCAGAAAGCGGTAGTTGTCCACGCTGTCATTCAGAGTGATCGTATCGCCAGCCTTTGCGGTACTCCCGCTGAACAGTAGAGCGGATGACCGACCGTCCCGGATCATCTCGTCCACCTGCTCCGTTTTCAGGCCTTTTGTACTCTGATGATCACCATCTCCGCCATTGGTTAATGACGCCAAAAAAGTCCGCGTCATATTCTGTTCGTCCATGTTGTTCAGCGCATAATTCAACTTATCTGCCATCTGGTTCAGGTACATATACAGACGCTGTATCCGCTGACTATCCGTTACGCCGTCAGACGGCTTACCAATGTTAAAAGTCATAAGTCACTCCCTAAAGTCATTGTGTTTGCAATACTGATCACCCGAACATCTCCGCAGCCTTCCAGCCGCAGCGCATAGTGATCACAGGCTTGCGGAACGATATTCAGCACTTCCGTCTTAGGTGTACCATTACCGGTCAACACACCCATTTGGATCCACTGCCCGCTGCTGTCGTACTGGATAAGCGCTTTAAGCACAGCGCCAAGTGCGATCTTAGCCCGCAGGTTAATACGGCTGACGATCTTCTTATCCGGGTACGAAAAGTCTATGGCACCGGTCTCCGCGTACCATTCCACCTTGTCTTCCGTTTGGTACAGTTTCAGTCCAGACAAAGCCGTCTCGTTATGTCGGCCAAGCTCATGGAAGATACAATCCGGATCCATTGCATAAACCGACCCAGTGTAATCCGTGATAAAGTGCAGATACCGCATTCCGTTCAGACGCACCCACAGGCTGGTATTCAGGTCATAGACAAATGTCTCGTAGCCGCCGTCCGACTCGTTCTTCATAGAGATATAATACTTGCCAAGGGAACTTCCGGCGTTGGCTTCTGTGTATCGTGTGTTACCCAGGGCAGCGGAAATGTTGGTCACCGTGCTGCCATCAAATACACACACGCCGTCCAGCGACTTATAGAATACTGCTCCATTCAGCACCGCCAGTGAGCCGGAGCAGTCATTTTCAACGCCGCGATCTTCAATGGCAATGCGTTGGTATGCCGCCGGATAGCCGCCGTAAATGCCATAAATCTTATTTTGTTTGAAGAAGTACGGCATATCGTTTAAGGACACCGCGCCGGTAAACGGCTCATCATCACCCAGGGACAATGCGTAGGAGTCAGATGCCGTATTCTCAAAGCAATACCAGTTGGTCGGATCACCCAGCTTGCTGGCGTAGATTTGGTTAATATGCTTACCTGCGGAATCTTTGCCGTACTTGCAGCCCCACACGCGGTTTTGGGAAACGGTGACGAGGTCAAATTCTGGAATGACCTTTTCAATCGTAGCGGGTCTGCTATAGCTTGCAACAGAGCCACGCAACATACCCTTAACTATCATCCAGCTGCCATCATCTGCCACAGAGTGCACATTCACCCACTCTGTTGTAAATGCATCATCCGGAGACAGCCTGATTGTGTCTCCCGCTTTGACGGACTGGAGCACATCATCTTTGATCTCTGTTGTGTCAATATGTACATAGGTCACTGGAAGAGCAATCCAGGCGTCTGCAGTAGAGGAATAGGATTTATACACCGGTGCGTCTGCATTTGTCGTATCGAGCCAAAAAGTATAGAACCAGGTATTGGAGAACAGCACATTGTCCTCTGCAACCCAGGCACCATCCTCTTTTCTGTACAACGTGCCTTGACTATACTTCTTCAAACCACTGCCTGTGGTCCCGGTGGTATCCAGCCAAAAATCATAGTTACCCACTCCAGGGTCTTTGTCTTGCCGCTTCCACTTAGCTGCTGCACACAACAACACAAGCGCACCGTGCTCGTCCACAATTCTCAAGTCGCCATTAGAACGCACAACATAGGTACCTACAGCAGCGCCCGCCGGTTTGCTTGCGCCGCAATACAACCTTGTGTGAAGCGTTCTGTCTTCTGTACACATCGTGCAAACTAAGTTTTTGCTTGCTGTGGCCTTAAACGCCAGCGGCAGCACACCCTTGTCCGGTTCTTCCGTGTCAAAATACAATCCGTATGGGAAGATTAGGATTTTCGTACCAAAGTTCAGCATTTGTAATTTGCCGTACACGGTCGTAAGATTCTGCGCACTTAGATCGAGGGCGTATCGCCTTCCGGCGTAATACAAAACATCCGCCAGTACCGATGCTATGCGTCCATTTTTTATCATGCACCCAGAATTGTTTCGCTGAACAGCATTTTTAATGGTCATGACATCTGTTATATCTGATTGAAGAATACGATTTATATCATCCTGATGTTCATCCAGCATTCTCTTTTTCAATTCATCATCTGCGATTTTTTGCTCTTCCTCTGTTGGTTTTTGTTCTCTAACTGCATCATATTCGTTGGAATAATATTCCAACACCACAACAAGTTCATCTTTTGTAGGAACAAACTTCTCAACATAACCTTTAAAAGTAGATTCAAACTCTCTTCCATAAAAAGTAGCCAACACTTTTCCATCGTTAGCGGACTTCACATAAAAATCCCAGCTTCCACAATCGACCGGCAAATACCAAGTAGGAACACCCGGACCAGCTGATATAGTAACCTTATCCGCCATTGCCTGTACGAACCTCACATGAAATTCAAATGTTATGCGACGCTTAAGTCGAAGCAAAGTCTTGCCATCTGGTAACGGTCTGCCGTTATCGTTGTCTATAATCGTAAAAGAATATTCATCACTTGCAATTGCAATTCTATTAGGTACTACTGTCCCATCCTGTAATGAGAACCACTCGTACTCGGTCTCTTTGCCTATTTCAGGATATTTGTACCGGTTCATCGGTGCGCGGTTGGACAACATAGGGTAATCGTCCAATGTGATATTCTCGGTATTAAAGAACTCTCCAGCCTGCTGCACAACGCGGTGGTTATAGCCAAGGAATGTGGAGATCATCTCTCGGTTGTTGCTCACATTACTAAGCACTGGTCTTTGCATACTCGCACCTCCTAAAAGCACAGCGGCACATTCTTGGCCGCGTGCGTGCGGTTGTACTGGTTACGGAATGAGGCCAGCATTGTATTGAATACAGAATTTACAGCGCTGTATCGGTTGAAGTCACCGGTGTACAGCAGCATTTGGGACTGCAAGTAGTGTATGTAAAGTTCGTCATAAGGGGACGGCACAAGCAGTTCCTGGGTATTCGGCGTTTTCTCCGTGTACCCGGCAAAAGCAGGTGCGCCCTCTCTGGCGTCCATAATTTCCAATTTGATTTGTTTATCCAGTCTATTCAGCCAGGCGATTTTTTCCGTCATCGAAAAGGTCGTGTTGGGGCACAGCTTGTCCGCCTGGTTGACTGCTTCCGCAATTGTCATATTGTTGTTCCCTCCTCATAGTAAAAAGGGCAGACGGAATATTCCGTCCGCCCTTTGTCGGTTACATACCGGCTGCCTGTGCAGCCAGCTTTTGAATGAGCTTGGCATTCTCTGCTTCCATCTGAAGTCTGCGATTGACTACCTCTGCAATCGGCTCCGGCACTTCTACCGGGATACCGCGCTCGATCTGATATGAGCCAACGCCTGCCACAGAAGCAAACATGTGGCTCTCGTTATTCATCGGGTCCAGCGGAATAAGCACAGGCACCATCTTCCACTTAGGTGTAGGTGCAGTTTCTTTCTTCTCAGCCATTCTTAATAGTCCTCCAATCAGTTTTCCGTGGTGCTGGCGTCTGCACTGCGGTAGCTACAGCTCTCAAAACGAATGATGGCATACTCGTTCAGAATCTTTGCACCGTGCGTAGCCTTCCAGCCGGTGGAGCTACGCTGGTTCAGCGGATCATCGCCATAGCCCAGCGGCTTAACGATATAGTCCAGACCCAGGCCGTCCAGCTCGGTAACGCCGTAAGCATTGGCGCCCAGGAACAGCGTTCCGTACACAGCCAGATTGGAGCCGGAAGTCTGCTTGTAAATCTTAGCGTTGGAAGAGTCAACAAAACGGCACTTGCCAATCTTACCGATCTCGCCCTCGAACAGAGCGGTGGTGTCCGCATACTTGTGCATTTCCTCCCACTCGCTGGACAGCATAATATCCGTCTCCACATCAGGGTGGATAATGCAGACATAGTATCCATCAATGGGGGTAATATCCCGACGCTTCAGCTCGTTGACCATCTTCTTCACATCAGCCACGGTCAGTTTGTCAGCCGCAGTCAGTGTATCACGAGAAGTTTTGCCGCCGGCATAAGCCACGCTGGTGGTTGCCTGCATAGCATTTCGTGTCACCAGGTCAATGGTGTTGCCCGCCTGGTTACCCTGCTCTTTGCAGTCCTCCACGATCACATTATCGAACGCGGCAGTCTGCAGCATATCGGTGTGCTTAATGTAGTCACCATACTGGCTAACAGTGGCCTTAATGGCGGTCACAGTCCGTTTGGTACCATTAGGCGTTACACCTTCCACAAGCGGGGTCAGAGCAGGAGGCAAGCTGGAAAACTTACGCCACTCTGCTACCTTGCCGGAGCCGCGCGGAATGGGCTTCTTCTGCCCGAACTGACCATGCACCATTTTGGGCTCGGCATTCCTCAACAGCTCCTTAATGTAATATTCCTTGATTTCAGCCGCAAGGCCGGTGTCAGTCGTTGCAGCCATATTAGCAGTGCCATCGAACAGCTGCAGGTTCATTTTCTTATTCATGTTTCCTCCGTTTCTGACAGAGGATCGGTTTTTACTTGCCGCTAAGGAATCGTTTAATATCCTCCGGCGTTTTCAATTCCCCTGTCGCAATTTTCTTGTTGATGAGTTGGTGCTGCTCTCTTGTCAAGGCAGCAATGTTGACAGAAGTCTTGACCGCAGGAGCGGTAGAAGATGCGTTCTCTTTCGGCACATGACCGCGTGAGCGGATCGTGTCCGCAGCGGCTTTCGCCGTGCTTTGGGCTGCAAACTGCATTGCGCCACCGGTGAGCTCGGTAAGGTGGCGTGCTTCAAAGGCAGTCTTGAGCGTGATGCCGGGGCATTTTAACAGAGAGACAAACTCAGGGTCTGCCAGTTCCGTATCCAGGTCAAATGCGTCCCCATACAAGGACTTGACCGCCTCACTCTCGTCCAGCCACTGCTGGTACTGCTGCGCTGCTGCGTTCTGCCGCTCGCGTTCCTGCATTTCCTGTCGAAACGCAGCGTTCTCACGCTCCAGCTTGTGCATCTGTTTCAGCGACTCAATCGGCACACCCTTCTCCACTGACTCCTGCTCGTAGAAGCTGTTGTCATCTTCCAGGGCCTGCATAAGTGCTTCCGGGTCCGTAGCGTCTGCGCCATATTTTTCGCCCAGCATATCAAGCAGGGGCAACACCCTGTCATACTGTGCCTGTGCGGCTTCATCAGCACGGAACCGCTTTTGCATTGCAGCGTTGATGTGCTTTTGATACGCATTCTTGTACTTGTCCTTAATTAGAGCCTTAAACTCTTTGTCAAGGTCTTCCGCTGTGCTCTCACGAGCACCATCCTGCGTGGCGGGCGCAGTATTGTCTGCCGTATTGTTCTGCGTGGCGGGCGCACTGCCAGTGCCGTCTGCTGCACCGCCCTCACCATCGAAAAGCTGCAGCAACATGGGCATTAATTTGTCTGTTCTCATAGGAACTCCTTTCTGTCCGTATCAGGTGGACGAACCCTTTACTCGCATAATAACAAAAGAGGGGGCGATTATGTCACCCCCCCTTTCAGCTTATTTGGATATGCCCCGGATAGCTATCGGCCAGTATTTCCATCCCGCACCGAAAAAAGGTAAACGCTGCCGGCACTGTACTCTCATTTGCCATCGGTGCGCAACGAATACACACATTTCCCGGAGAAATCTTGATCTGTGGTTCACACAGTAGAGCGCCAGCTACATACGCCCTACGCACGACTTCCGCCAGCGTGCAGGTAAGGGCAGAAATAGCAGCGCATACCAGGTCATGATCCTGCTCGTTGCGTGGCGCATCGGCGTGGCCTTTCAGTTCCACGGAGCGAGCGCCAATATGTACCGTAGTCATTATTCCGGACTCGTGCTTGTGGCTACCCTCTTGCGTGCCTGCGTTGCAAGAGAGTTGTCCTGGTATTTGTCTGTGTTACCTAAGCTGTCGCTGGCGGTCGGCGTTGTGTCCACCGACTGCGTGTCCGTCACCGCCGCACCGCTCATTGCACCCGGTGTCATATCCTGACCACTCATCAGATCTTGACCAGTCAACTGCTTAATGATCTCATTACTGGTGTTCAGTGCTTGTGTCATTTGCTGAATCGTTTGCCACATCGTACCGTTTTCCTGGACCCGCTGCACTATGCGGTCTTTGTGGTTAATATCCATCATATCCAGAAGTGCCAGCGCCTGATCTGCGTTCTGCGGGTTCAACACGCCCAGGTTGTACATCTGCACTGCCAGCTCATTTTGAGCCAGTTTACTGTAAGGGCTGGCCTTGCTGGCTGATACATCCACATCGAAGTTGGGCATCTGGTAATACTCATCGTCCGGAAACAGCGTTTCAATACGCCGCTCCTGCATATTCTGATTGGAGAAGGTCTCAAACGATACAGATCCATCCGCGCCGGTAATACGGAACACACGAGGCATATCGTAGAACTGCCGAATACGCTCGATCACCATCAAGATGATCTCCTTGTATGCCCGGTATGTACCCTTGATTTGCCAGCGTGAAGTCTTGCTCCCGGCTTCCTGCATAGCGCTGATTGCACTGGCTGCCGTTACCCCGCTGCTTGTACCGCCGCTGGACACATCACGGTTGCCGCTGGTCTCCTTCATCTCGTCAATCTTGTGCATGAGCACATTATAGGCGTTGCCGTCTATGCCATTGATCACGATTGGCGCATAGGTGTCCTGGCCCACATTGTTACCCACCTTAATGAAATGCTTGGAAGTATCCGCGAAGTCGTCTTCGTTGATCTCGCCATCGTCACGCACCAAATAGCGCGGCACAGAGCTCCAAATCGCGTTTTCCAACATCGCCTGGGACAGCTTGTCGATATATTCCTGCGGCTCCTTACAGAGGTCCACATAGCCATATCCGGCAGGACTTCCGGCCACACGGAACAGCGGGTCAAACACAAAGGGATATTTGCCGTCAATATACAGCCCGGTATCCTTCCGTTCCGGGTCATTCTCAGTTGCATACAGCACTACATCGTTGCAGAACTTCACATAGTGCACCACATTCTTGCCGTCCACATTCACCTTGTAGTACCAGTCTACCACCTGACTGCGATTGCTCTTGTCCACCGTATCATCAAACTGGTACTCTGTTTGTATCACACTGTGCATAGAGGATAATCGGTCCTTCAGCTGCGGATACTGAGACACCAGTACATCGTTATTGGCAGAAGTGATATGAAACAGATTGGCCGAGTCTTGGATATTCTCAATCCCAGGCTCCCAAGCAAAATTCAGGATATCGCACTTTTTAACGCTCACATCGCCAAGGCCATTCAGCTTGTCCTGATCCCACACCACAGCGTATATGCCTGTACCGTTCAGGACCTTGGAGTGCACTGCCTGGTCAAACTCCTGTTCAAAGCCGTTCTCATCCAGCACCACCGGCACCACGGCAGATAACTGCTTAGCGGTCTCCTTGTCGCCCTCTTCCTGCGGCAGAATATTGGGCTCAGGGAAATTGTCCATATAGTCAGCGACCTTGTTATCCACGCAGGAATGCAGCCATGCAGACGCCGGCTTAATGCGCTTGTCACCCTCTTTGCCGTGATCTGACTTGAAGTTGCCCCAATGTCGCAGCTTCCACCAGTTTTGGTTGGCCACCACTCGGGCATCTACGGACGCCTTACCAGCCATGTACTTATTCAGCAGCTCCATAGCCCGCTGCACATCTTCTTCTGTAATGGTGTGCAGTTCTTCCTCTTCCGGCTCTTCGGCTGACATTTCGTCCACCAGCTGCTGCGCCTGTTTGATCGGGTCATCAGCAGCGGGCGCTACAGCATCTTCCGGCTTCTTTTGCGGCTCTGTCTGCCCCTGGGCGTGCTGCATAAATTCTTCCTTACTCGGCTTTTTCTTTTGCTTAGCCATAATCAATATCCTTTCTTCATTTGATCCAGAGGGTCGTCTGCCAGCGCTCTGGCCGGTATCTTCCGCCTGGGCGGTATCTTCTGCAACATGGAGAAATAACGGAACTCATCCATTGCGTGATCCTCAAGTTCCGTATTCAAGTCCTCCACCTTGTGTTCGTCATACATCATCATAGGGATGGTCCGGATGAAGTCCTTACAATTCTTGAACACATACATCATCGGGTACCCACGCTCGTCAAACATCAGCCTGTAATGGCACTGCATCCACCCGGCTATGCGGGTGTTATCGCCACGCTCAAAGTACACGCCGTGTCTGTTTGCCGTCTCCGCAATGGAATACCCATCATCCTTAGCGAAGATAGCAGGGTCTGCTACGCCGGTAATATGTCGGCCCGCCAGCAGCGGGTCATGCGTTTCTATCTCTCTGATCTTCTGGAATACAATATCCGCCGGTAGTTTCAGTCCATCGTTCGGCGAAGTGCAGCCGTACCATTCCTTAATGCGGTACACCACACCATCATATCCCTGAGCCCACCAGCCACAAGAAAATGGCTTGCTATACCCCCAGTCGAACGAGCGATACACCTTCCAGTCGGCAGGAATATCAAACGGATCTATCACATGGGTCCACCTACGGTCTGTATAGTGGTCCGGGTTATTCCGCCATTCCTCGAAGAACTGACCCGAAAACACATTCCAGTCACCATACCGCCATGCTTGGCGTACCTTGGCAGGCAGCGCGTCCAACTGCTGAAGGTACTTTGGGCTGTTATCAAGCAGTATTTGATTGTCTGTCACCAGGGACTGTATGAACGAATAATCCTCCGGGTTCTCATTCTCATCGTACACCCGATCAATGAATAATCGTTTGACCCACTGGTGACCAACGCCACCAGGGTTGCAGGTAAGGTACATTCTTTTAGGGTGGCTATTTGCGCCGCGCACACACGCCCACAAAGTCTTGAACATATCCTCCGTGAACTGCGTGGCCTCATCCAGGTACATGATATCGCACTCCGTGCCTTGGAAGCGGCCAAGGTCTCTCTCACGCTCCAAATAGCGGAACAATATGCGACTGCCATTAGGGAATGTGATCGTCTTCTTACTGTCGTTGTACACGGCCAAACGCCGGTGCCTATCCGGATGATAGCATTGCAACGCCCTGGTCAGTGGCACGATATGATTTTCCGTAAGCTCGGGATAAGTCTTGCGCACAATAATTTGCGTAATACCCGGACAGGCGTAGCTCATCACCTTAGCCTTGCAGTCAACTACCCAGCTTTTGCCACCACCTCTGGCACCACCAAAGGCAACAACATTGTGGGTGTCTGTCAGGAACTCCACCTGCTTAGGCTGTGGCGTGCCCAGGTCCAACACTTCACTTGGCATACTTCTTCACCTCGTCTGACAACACCACCTGCACCTCCGGTGCGCCGGCTGCCACATCGTCACGCACATTCAGAAGATCCTTCACATCCTTCAAGCTGGAAGAAATCTGTTTTGCACCGGCACGGTCCACAGCCACACCTGGCACACGCACCACCTTGTACTCGCCGTCTTGATGCTCCACGGAGCACATTTCATTCAGCTCCTTTATGGCTTGGTCCAACTTATCCATAAGATCGTCCGCAAGGCGGTGCAGCCGCTCAACGCGCTTTACTTCCTGCTCCACAGACATGTCCATATATTTTTGTTCCACTTTGGCCCGGTAGTCGTTCCTCTGTTCCGTCCACTTCTCGTTAGCTGCCCTCTTACGCAGCGTGGACTGTGAACAGCTGTACTCGTCTGCCAGGGTCCGCAGGCTCTTACTGCCGGAGACATATTCTCGCCTCACCCTATTCCAGTCCACTTGATCACCTCACTATGATTTAAGCATAACAAAAAGAGGGTGACTTTCGTCACCCCCCCGATGATACCATAGCTATGCGTCATCGTGCAGCTGTGCCAGCGGACAGCCTTTCCAGCAGTAAGAGGTGCAGAATGACCGCATGTGTTCATCTTTTTTGACCTTAGACCGGAATACCACACGCAGCCCGGAACTATCATACACTGCCGGTGCACAGTTGATCTGTACCGTCTCCTGGCTGTCATAGTAAGGACAGATAACCTTGGCATCTCCGTAGCTCTTCTGCTTTGATTTTGACATCATTTGTTGCCTCCTTAGCGACCTGTGCTCCCAAACCCGCCATTTCCTCGTTCGGTGTCCGCCAGTTTGTCCACCAGCACCAACTCCGGAGTGTCGATCTTGACCACAACCAGCTGGCTGATTTTGTCCCCACGGTGCACGGTGTAATCCGCGCCGCTGTGATTGTACAGTTTGACGGCAATGCTGCCGGTGTAGCCCACATCAATCACGCCCTCGCTGGTGATTCCGTATTTCACATTCAGTCCGCTTTTTGATTTGAGAAAGCCTGCTGTGTGTGCCGGCAATTCAATATGTACCCCGGTGTCAATGGTCACCGCTCCATGTGCCGGAATTACCGTGTCCACCGGTGACAGCAGGTCAAGCCCTGCGTCCGTTTCGTGTGCTCGTACAGGCATCAACGCCTGCTTGCCAAGTTGAATGTTCATTATTCATCCTCCACTTCACTACTCCAATCTAAAGCCTGTCCGCAGTTGTGACAGTGCCTTGCTTTATATTCTTTTTTATCAATAGGCTGTTCGCATTCGGGACATACAAGCCTGAAATCAAAAAAACCGACTAAATCACAAAAGCCAAATTTCTGTTTTAATGGCTTTTTAGGTATCTGCTTTTCAAGTACCCTATGGATTACTTCCCTACACTCAACAAGGCCTTCTCTTGATATTGATTCTCCTTTATAAACGAAAGAAAAATCATCTATAAGTGCATTTGCTTCTTGAATTGTCATTCTTTTGCCTCGCTTTCAAGCCACTTTTGAATAATCTCCGAATCTTCAAGATCATAACAACAGTCATAAATTTCATTGTCGTTACAGCAGTCTTCAAATGGACAGTAATTACAAACGTCACATGACGTAAACATGGCGATTGCATGTGCCATTTCCTCAACGCTCATATTTTTGATTCGCTCGTAATTTGTCATTCTTTTTCCTCCATTCTCGGCGGGTATGGAAGCTCTCGCCAATGAGCGACCAATTTAATTGTTGTTCCGTATATATCAAACCAAACGTGTAGTTCCGGGTTATACCAGCCACAACACACGCCTCCCCAGTTCGTGTACACAACCACAATTCTAAGCGTATCTGGAAGATTGTCCTTAACGCTGATCCAACCGTCCGGCTGGTGGTGGCTCGTCATTCCTGTACACATTGTCCGTCCTCCTTATCCGTCTACATGCAATAAAATGCAGGGCTTCCAGAAATCATCGTACTCATTGACTGTTTGTTCCACGAGGGTATTGAATTCATCGTCTGACAGATCCCGGTACTGTTCTTCTCCAGCCAGAACATCCGCCACATCTTCTTCAAAGTCATCTCTGTCTGTGTAGCACTTACACTCGTCTATTTGCTGTTCGCAGTCAAGAAATTCTCCTTTTTCCACACTTACATGGCTGCAACTCATATAGAGGTAGTCACCGTTGTTCGCATTGTCTCCGGCAAATACCAAAATCGGCAAATCTGGGTTTTCTACAATGAGCTGTTTTAGTTCATCTGCAGAGTGCAACAGACCGGTCGGTTTTCTTTCTTCGAGAGTCATTATTTTTCCTCCTCTACGCTCCAATCCAACGCTTGACCGCAGCTGTAACAATAATTTCCCTTTACGCACACAAAGATCTCGCAATCGTAAAGTTTAGCCACAAGCTGGCCGCAATTAGGACAATAACATTCTTGCATTCCGAGAATGTTTCCGACGCTTTCAAGGATCTCAATTTTTTTTGGTTTCTGCTTCTCGAGCGCAGCAATCGCACACTCTTCCTCCATGAGTTGCACTTTGTTTCTCCTGCGCTTGAAATAGAAAAGCGCTTGCTCAAATTTCATTTGTCTTTCTCCTTTCAGTCACTTTAGATATTCTGGTATTTCAAATCGGACTTGCCGTGGATCGTCTCCGACCCACCACATCATCACATCTTCTGGACTGTTCCAACTATCACGATTGTCAAGTCCAGCTTTGTCTCTCGCTTCAAGCATTCTCTTGAATGCACGCAAATAGTTGTCGCGGTACTTTGGGTATCCGATGAGATCTTTTTTCATTCCATTTCCGCCCTGCATTGGACAACCAATGCAACCAATCCTTTTGTTTCCACATTGATATAGCGGATTCGACTTACAGCCATAATGCCCCAAGAATGCCCAAACATCATCGTCTGTCCAATCAATAATGGGGTTAACCATCGTTGATGTCGTTCTATAGCAGTGTTCAACCAACCTGCGGCTTTCGTCGTTGTCCGTGTTTAGGACAATCCCTCCCTTTGGAGTCTCTTCATACTCCGCTTGCAGATCCTCAGCCAGAGCCATTGTTGATTTCGGCTTGCCAATCATCTTGACAACACCACCATTTTGCCTCCTCGCCAAAGACTCCGCCCAGCGTACACCTGTTATTTTTATTTGGCCTTTTCCGCCTCTCTCTTTGAGTTCTGAACAACAGTAGCGAGAAATTCTTGTTGGTGGATATTTTTTATTCTCGATCAATCTCCACATTGACAGCTTCGGACGATCAATAATTACATCATGAATGGATTTTACATATTGGACAGTCTCCGGAGCGTCAACGGTGGTCAAATTGTGATGATTTTCGTGTTTCACCCCTGCCAAGGCGGCGAGAATGCGAATGCAGTCGCTATCTTTTCCGCCGCTGTAACACAGGTAGTAAGGCTTCTCACTCGACTCAAACGCACGCAACCTCTCAATCGCTATCTTTTCTTTTTGTCTGTCCATTCTTTCTCCCGTCCATTTTTTCTGCGGACTGAATCCGCTCGTAGATGTCCTCAAGAGACTCCGCAACCTCAACATAATCTCTGCCTATAAAATAGACAGTGCTACTGCCCTGCACGCAAGTGGCAGCAGTGACGAGGCCGAGATTTACCAACACCTGTTCGTCAGTCGTACTTGTGAGCGAGATGAACATTGTTATGCCTCCTTTCCGGTAATTAACTCAGAATATGGAAGACTCTTAATCCAATCCATAAATCCAACAGACCATTCGTCCAACTTATGATTGTTACGAGATTTATAAATATTCGCCAGAACCTCGTAGTTCAGCATGACAGTTCGACGCTGGTTGTAAGAGCTCGGCAGGAGCTGGATCATTTGCCACCAATACTTTTTGTCTTTGGTTTCGAGGAACTTTTTGCGAAATACGTTAAGACAGAAAATAGTGTCATTAAGTAAACCGGTTGAAAAAATTCGTTCTTCATCGCTGTCGAGACCATCATGCGCATAAATAGGTTCATCTATCAAATGCTCATGACTAAAATCCTCAAGTTTAAACTCATTCTCATGAATCTTGTGCATAGTTGAACAAGAGTTAGCAACTGTGCCGACCTTATATGTGTCAAATTCCTTCCACCAATATAAAGGTGCAGTAATATCGACGTACACAGTAATCATCCGCATAAACTTACGATGGTCTGTGCCGGCATTGCGGAGACGAGTCATAAGATTCATGTCGTCATAGCCAACAACAAACTCTTTATTTTCCATTCGACTCTTGCAATGATTTCTATCAGCTCTACATGTATGGCAAGCGACCGTATCAAAGCAAATCCCACTATCACTCTTATCCCAAGAATTCATAGGATTGCGCATTCCTCTAATGGCCGCCTCCCAACCCATAACTTCAGTGTTTTCAAATTTAATCATTTGATTTTACGCTCCTTTAGAAATCTTCTATATTGCCTACTATATTTTTTTAGTATTAAATACAGCATTATAGTATTCGTTTGTTCGGTAGACTCTGGTATAGCTGTTAAATAAGGATAATGCTTTTTATCGTCTATTAACGTTTTAAATATCAAGTCTAATGCAAATTGTGCATTGATAGGCGGGTCACATAATTCGAAATTATTATTAGCATACCAGTCATCCATCCTATTCTGAAAGCCCTCAAAAGATATGTCATCGTCCCAGATCATCGTCGATCTCCCTTCCATTCTCGCAGCTGTACTGACCCTGGTGTATCGTCTTACCGTCAGGTGCCAGGTGTTTGCGGCAGCCGTATTCATTGCTGCCCAGGTTGCGGCCATACTGGCAGCGATCACAGCGCACATAGAATGCACATTGTTCAGCCATCTGTCCGTGTCCTCCAGTTCCGCAGTTCGACCTCCACATAGCCATCCAAATCATAGGTCTTGAGCACTTGCAGCTCCACCACCTGCTTGTCATCCGGGTAGGCCAGGCCGTTCAATGCATCCAGCACGATCTTGGCGATGTTGTCCGTGTCCGGCTTTTTTGTGGGCAGCACACTGCCAGCCATCATCTCCACCTTACGCTTTTTGCTGGCACTCTTGGGAATGCCAAACGCTGCAATGATCGTTGCACTGACCGGCTCGTCCACGGCGAAGACCATCAAATCTCCATATTCCTGCCGGTAGCAGAACCGCACCTCGTCCTCGTAGTCCTTGGTCTTCCTGGGCGTATATGTAGCAATATGGTCACCCCGGCGCACAGCCCGGTGCCGTCCCTTGCCCTGGGGCTCTCCCGGTATCGTCAATCGCACCATCATCTTGCTGTCACCAGCCTTTCGTAAATCTGCTGGGCCATTGCTGCCGTGGCCAGCTCTTCATCGCCGTGAGCGTTCAGCCGCTTGGCGTACCGCAGCAGCGGCTCCGGATTGTTCTCATCAACAAGCATATACCCAAAGTCACCAGTGACGATGGGCACGCCCTGTTCCTGCATGGCCTTACGCTCCGATCTCAGGTCCCGCTCGCTAATGCGCGTCCGCCGCGCTAACTCTTTGCCCCTTACCGGCATGCCGGGCGGGATCAGTGCGTCATAGATCAACGCCTGCCGTGGTGTCAGTTTGTTCAGTTCCATAGGCTCCTCCTAAAACTTGATGTCTGTGTTGTTCATGGTGTCCCGCTTGATCTGCTCCAGGTCGTAGGACGGCGGGCTTTGCAACGCCCCGCTCTTCTTCCTGTCCTCTGTGCCCCACTTCTGCAGTACCGCCAGGTGGTCGTAGTAGGTCTTGTGGGTGTTGTGAATATGGAAGGACAAGTTCTTGATCAGTCGCTGCCAGTCAAGTGGGAATTGTTTTTTCAGCTTGGCAAGCTCCTCATCGGTTAATCGAACATTTTTATACTCGCCATATAATTTTGCGGGCGTGCACGCGCTCGCGCGCTCTCTCACTTCTCTCATTCTTTCATTCTTGCATTCTTGTTTATAGAAAGCGCTTGTTATTTGATTGTTATCTGTTTGTTGTTTGTTTGTTATTTGATTGTTATCTGTTTGTTGCCTATCGTTTTCCAACCCTTGATATTTGGCGTAGTTACGCAGGATAATAACGGTATTTTTGTTTGTTACATTCTTGGAAATCTCGCCAGTTTTTTGAAGGTGTTTCAGCGCCGTTCTCACTTGCATATCTGACAGCCCGCTACCGCTTGCCAATGCGCTGATGGAGGTTACCACGGAGCCGCTGCTCAGCGTTTGGCCTCGCCATTGCTGCGGCTCCCTGTTGACGATAAGCAATAAATGCAAGAACAGCTTGAATGTGGGTACATCGGTGTACCACTCCCAATCCAGCAGTTGCCGGTAGGCTTTCACCCAACCCTGATTGCTCATATCTACTCCTTAAAACGGCAGGTCGTCGTCATCATCAATGGGCTCAAACTCTGCGTCATCTGCCGGTGCGCTGCCTGTGGTCGCCTGTGCGCCACTCTCTGCCTTTGAGCCGCAGAAGGACACCTGGCTGGCCACCAGCTGCACGCTCTTGCGTTTCTCGCCGTTCTGGTCCGTGTAGTTGTCTGTCTGCAAAGAACCCTCAACGGCGATCATGGAGCCTTTATGGAAGTATTTGCACACAAATTCTGCCGTCTGCCGCCAGGCGGTGCAGTCGATAAAGTCCGTCTTGCGCTCCTCGCCTGCCTTCTGATAGTTGCGGTCCACAGCCACCTGAAAGCGCACAACGGAGACGCCGCTGGGCGTGGCTCTCAGTTCCGGTTCGTAGGTCAGTCGGCCCATAATTACAATGCTGTTGATCATAGATAATTCCTCCCAAAAATAGATAAAAAGTCCTTGTCCGGGTAGGCAGCTTCAAATGCCTGCTGCCCAACCCGGTGTAAATAATCCATCGTCTGCTTGCAGTGGTGTGCACCTCTCGGCGGCTCGTTGTGGCAATTATGGCACAGGAGCACCGTCAAGCCGTATTTCTCGCTTTTCCGTCTGTTATATGCCCCAAATACATGGTGTCGTTCCAGGGCCCGCACAGAGCCGCACAGAAAGCATTGCCGCTGCTCTTCCGGCTGTATAATGCTCTTCTTCACTGTTTCCGTTCCTCCCAAGAAGCCATCAGCTGCGCCAGCTCCGCCGGCGGCATAGTCTCAATGCCCAGTGCTTTGCAGTCCTGCACCACAGCGTCTATCAGCCTGGCCATACGCTTCGTCCCGTAGCAACTGGTGCCGTAATAGAACCGCACCAGCGAGGTGCGCGGGTAGATTCCATCATCCACTTTCTCCGCTGTCCAGCCCAGGCCGTTTCTCCCCCATGATTTCGTCATGGCATTCACGGCACTGTCCGGCAGTTGGTAGTCCACAGACTTGCCATACTGCCGCACATAGCCCTGGTAAATCTCGTCCTTGGTGATCTGCGGGTCGTTCTTGGCCAACTCCGCTTGAAGCTTGCCGATCAACGCCCACATGTAGGCGTTAGCATCCAGGCTCCGGCGTTTCGGCTTTGGCTTAATCTCCAGCACATAGTCCTTTTGCTCTGCCAGGGAGCCTATGAACGCCCCCACCTTGGCCATAGTGGGAACCAGGTCAGCTTTTTTGAATTCGATTTTCATCTTATAGGCCCAGCTTCATGAAGATCTTATCAGCCTGGTGCCGGGTCAGGTCCTCAATGCGGCTCACCTTGTAATAGACCAAGGCCTTTTTGACCCGCTCATTCTCTGCATTTTCTTTCAGAATAGCCACCTGGTCCGGGCTGATCTTCTCCGCTGCCTGCTGCCGTGCCTGTGCTTTCTGCGGGTTCTGGGGCTGCACCTGCTGGTACTTTGTCCGATCAGCTGCCCAGTACACATCTGCACCGAACCCTAACATCTTGCAGCACACAGACAGAGCGTCCGTATAAGCCATCTTGTAGCACTCATCGGAGGTGTACAGGCCTTTACTCTCCTTAGCCACCAACGAGGAACCGCCAATACCCGGAATAGGGGCGCTCCATTCATCGTTGTACTTCACATAGAGCAGCAGTTGCACATACACAGTCACCACGCCATCCGCACCCAGATCTTGCCATGTGCGGCTGACTTCCACCTTCCAACCGATACCACAAGGGCCAAACTGCTCCGTCAGTGCCTTGATACGCCACATTGGGTTAATATCAGTCATGCCCTTCAAGCGGCCTGCGCTAATGTTCTTCTTGGCGCTGTCTGGAACCTTGCGCACCGCCTCATATATCTTCATGTTCTCCATTCCATTCACCTCACTTGATCACGCAGCCGGGGGTCTCAATCAGCGCCGCACCGGCTACCGTCTCCCCTGCCAGCAGAGCTTTTCGGATAGACGCCTTGTCCACCTTGGGCGGCTGGGGCTGCATGTATTCCGCCGGCACCGCTGCCAGGTTGAACACATCCACCGACTTGCTCGAGGTACTGGTCAGCACAAACCGACCGGCCTGTACCTTCTTCTGTTGCGTGGCTGCCATGTACTCCGCCAGGGTCTTCTTCATTCGCTTAATAGCGTTGTCTGCACGCTTCTGCTTTTCAGCATAGAAGTCCCGCTCACGCTTGTAGTCCTCCACATCCGCCGTCAGCTGCCGGATCACCATACCATAGTCCTCCAGCTTTTCCGGCACCATCATACTGTCCAGTGTGTCCTGGACCGTCTGTTCATCAATCTCTCCAGCTTCCAGCAGCTCCATCAGCTGGGCTGCCTGGCCGGTCAGTTCATACAGTGTCGCCATATCGTTCTCCTTTGTCTATATTCAGTGTAGTGCGTGCTTCCGCTCTTGTCTCCGGGTCACAGTCTGCCGGGCAAAAGCCGTAGTCCTGCACAAACTTGTCCATCTCTGCGCTGGTCATCAGATCACCCCCAGGTCGTAGCAGCTGCGAAGCCAGTTTTCGCTGCGCCGCACAATGGTCGCTTCCTTGTTGCTCTCGTCCAGCAGCTGCTCCAACTTCTCGCAAGCACATTCCCAGCAGTAGCTGCCGCTGGGCTCATCGTTGCCCGCACCGATGGAGAACCCATAACCCTCAATGGCAATGTCGCAGCTATCACAGGCGATCACGCCCGCCTCCTTGTCATACATCGGCATTCTCCTCCTGCTTGTCCTCGTCGTACTCCAGCGGGCAAACGAACCCATACGCCTTAGGCAGCGTCAGCAGAGCCTCGCTCACAGGTACAGACACAGCCTCCAGCACATCGTATGTACAGCCCTGCACGGCCACTCTGTAACCGGACTGTATATCGCTGAACCCAGGAGCACGGCACACCTTGCCGTTGGTCATGATCACCAAATCCATATATTCATTACTCATTGTCATTGTCCTTTCCCAGTTTTAAGGCGCGTAGATACGCCACATCAAAATCTGTCAGCGGCGCCAGCAGCACCACTCTATCCTTATCATCTTCAACCACCAGCTGCTTGTCCTGTCGGAGTTCGTCCTCGTCCTTGGGCAGTACGAACACTGCCAGGGCGATCAGCCCACATCCGGCACCGCTGATTGCCACGGACACCCACCAGTACGGATTATCCGCCACCAGGCAGCTGCCCAGCAGCACCAACAAAAAGCCGGTGACCACCAGGACTATTCCTGCTTTTTCTCGTCTTGTCATATCTTCGCCAACTCCTTAACCTCGTCCGGATGCTGGGCGTAGTAGTCGCTCATGCTCTCTGTGAGCCGGTGCGCCATCGCCGCCAGCATGCGGCTGTGTTCTTCTTCCGTCAAGTCCTCCAAGGGCTTAACCTTGCCATCCACCATGACCATAATCACGGTGGTCAGTTCTTTCTTCATTTCGTTCACCTCAATTAAAGTTACGCAAGGCCGGATTGTCCGTATGCCTTGACTTTTTCTCTCTCAACGCCTATACTATAGGTGTTGATAATTGTGTTTACTCATTATATTAAGCTTATCAACTCCTTTGACCGACTGTGCCCGCAGTCGGTCCTTTTTATTTGCCAGCCCTTAAATCAGCAGCAGACCGCCCGCTGCGATAAATGTGATGTTGGGTGGGCGGGCGTGCGGGAAATCAAAAAAGAAAAGAAAAAAGAAAGAAAGAGAAATGAAAAAAATATTTCCCCGCTGCCTGCTGCTTATCTAAAGGCTGGCTCTTATCAGTTACTCGCATTTTTGCGAGTCTGACGGCAAAAAAATAGACTTCGCCTTATTTTTTGAAAGCTTTAACAATGCAGAAATCTGCTCTACCTCACCTATCTTGATACCCATAGGCCTTGCTTTCTTGCGGCTCCAGGTGCTTATATCAATATTAAGAGCCGCCGCAATATCGGCGTTAGATACATTCTTACGCTTCATTTCCTGTTCGAGTAGCTGAATGTTAACCATGTGATCACCTCCTTGATTTTGATTATACTCGCAAAAACGCGAGTTGTCAACACTTTTTTGCATTTTTGCAAAAATATTATTGCATTTTTGCAAAATGCTGATATAATGAGTGTGAAAGGTATATGAAAGGTATGTATGAGGTGAATGAAATGGAAATTCACGACAGAATAAAGGCACGCAGAAAAGAGCTTGGCCTTTCCGCTGAAACTGTAGCTGAGAAACTGGGCGTATCGCCCGCTACCATATACAGGTATGAAAATAATGATATAAAGAAATTCCCTACTGAAACACTTGAACCACTCGCTAAGGTTCTTCATACCACACCGGCATATCTTATGGGCTGGGAAGAAAGCGCCACACCATTTCCTGACGATCAGGAGGAAATAGCCAAAGTGGCACTATTTGGTGGTGATGGTGAAGTCACCGATGAGATGTGGAACGAAGTTAAAGGATTTGTTGAGTTTATAAAGGATAAGAGAAAGAGAGAGAATGACAACAACTGAGTCCCTGTTCGATGAGATCGAGCGAAACAACATAGAGGTATATTTGGGCAGTATGCCCGCTTCCAAGTCTGCGTCTGCCAACATTGGCAACGACTACTACATAGCGCTGGACGAGCAGAGCCTGGAGAGCACCGCAGAGGCCCGCTGCCGCCTGGCCCACGAAGCCGGGCACTGCATAACCGGGTCGTTCTACAACCTATATGCTCCGCTTGACCGGCGCAGTAAGCACGAACGCCGGGCAGATAAGTGGGCGGTAAAGAAGTTGATCCCCAAGGCCGAGTTGGAGGCACAACTGCGCCAGGGGCTGGAGCCTTACGAGTTGGCCGAGCACTTCAATGTGACGGAAGAATTCATCCACAAGGCACTTGAATTTTACTTTGAATGTGGAATCGCATAATCAACCGGAAATCGAACGGTAAAATTTGTATATACCACCGCATGGCGATATAAATATTATGTGGAAAAAGAAAGAGGGAAAATGCATGAATTATTCTGACGATAACCAGGACATATTCATTCGCACATTAAAGCACACAATGCAAACAAAAGAACCGTTCACGCTGGACGGAGTAGTTACAGCTATCGCTATCTTTTCTATTGACGAAGAGGACAAAAACCGATACAGTTTAATCAACGCCAACGATATATCAAAATGTGATGCCGCTATTGCTGCAACGCTGTTTTTCTTGGTGCAAAATGATCCGATTATAGTAGCCGAAACTACACCGAGACTAATTTCAGCATTGAGTTACCTTTATCAAGATAGTTTTTCAAAAGAGTACATAGAAGCAATACTGGAAAATCGGTTCAAATATCTCCGATCCAATCTGGAAAACTCTTCAGACGAAAATTTAGAAGCAAAAGCTATCTCACTACTTTTCAATATCATATCGCAAGATATCGTTAACGGCCACTACATTCCTATCACATCAAATCCGCCAGTAGCGCTATTGGGTTTTGATGATGCAGTTGAACTCAAGATAGAAATAAAGGACTACTTAAACTCAGTTTTAGATTATGCTTTCAGATTTACTGAAGAGTCCGAAAAATCATATCAATCATCCAAAAGCAGCTCTATTTCGCACAATCAAAAAGCTGCCGATCCATACAATGTAGATGATGTGGAAGTGAATATCGTCAAGCCGAAATATGCCACCACGCATACTACAGACCGCAAAACAAAGATTGCATTTATTTGCATGGCTATAGCGATTGTCCTTGCCATCGTTTCTGCCGGCGTGGCCATCAGTAAAAGCGCAGCATATAACCGTGTTGTTTCCGAAAAAGCTGAAGTGCAGTCGTCTTTGGACGATGCGAATAACGAGTACCAGGCGCTCTGGGATAGATATAACCAGAAACTTCACGATTACTCAGACTTAGAGCGAAAATACACAGACCTAGACAGGAGTTATGATAGCAGAGCGGTACTCGAATTGTCATTTTACCAACGCTATATCGTTTGCTCCAATGACGAAAAATACTATCACCATTATTCATGCAAACGATTCCACGATAACAAATCCTTTTGGATATACACCATTGACGAAATAGAAGACTATGGCCTGCGTCCATGCCCTGAGTGCATCGGATAATAAAAAAAGCCCTACCCTGCGCCAACAGGATAGAGCCGATAAGCAGGATATGCGGTACATAACCCACCCAACACTGGATATTGTACCACATCCCTGCCGATAAATCAAGCAGGGCATTTTTGCGCCCTTTTTTAAGTACAATCTATGGGAGTGGTACAATGAAATATGCAGCGGCATATATCCGCGTAAGTGACGACCGGCAAGACGAGTACAGCCCTGATAGCCAGCTTAAACTCATTCGTGAGTACGCCAGCCGCAACGGCTACTGCGTGCCGGATGAATATGTATTCTATGACGATGGTATCTCCGGGCGAAGCGTTAAAAAGCGCAAGGCGTTCAATGATATGATCGCCTTTGCAAAAAGCAAGGAGCACCCATTCCAGGCAATTCTTGTATGGAAATTCAGCCGGTTTGCCCGCAACCAGGAAGAAAGCATTGTGTATAAATCCATGCTGCGGCGCATCGGCGTGTCGGTGATCTCCATATCCGAGACCATAGACGACTCGCCCTTTGCCCCGCTGATCGAGCGCATTATAGAATTCATGGACGAGTATTACAGCACCCGCCTGTCTCAGGAAGTGACCCGTGGCATGACGGAAAAGGCGAGCCGTGGCGAAGCCATGAGCGCCGGTGCCTTTGGCTATGACCTTCAAAACAAGGTGTTCACACCCAACGAGGACGCACCCACCGTGCGGTACATCTTTAATGCTTTTCTGTCCGGCAAAGGCTACCGTAAGATCGCCATGGAGCTGGACGCCATGGGCGTAAAGACCTATCGGGGCAACCCACCGGACAACCGCTTTGTGGAGTACATACTGATGAACCCGGTGTATGCAGGTAAAATCCGCTGGAGTACAGACGGCAGGGCTTCCAGAGACCGGTACAAGGGCGATAACAGCAAGGTTATGTATGTGGACGGCAAGCACCAGCCGATCATAGATCAAGACACATTCGATCAAGTACAGGAGAAGATCATGGAACAGAAAAGACGGTATGGCAAATGGCAGCGCAAGGAGCAGCCGGTTGCGTTCATGCTGAAAGGCCTTTTACGCTGCGACACCTGCGGTGCCACACTGACCTATATTGCCGCCAGTGATCCCGCTGTGCAATGCCACAACTACGCCCGGGGCAAGTGCAAGGTATCCCACTACCTATCCATACGCAAGGCCAATGCTGCGGTGATTGCTGCCATAGAAAAATCTCTGGAGACCCTGGAATTCAATGTGCTTCCAAAGGAGCAGCTGCAAAATGAAGTGGTAGACTACTCGCTGCTCATTCGCAAGGAAGAAGAAAAGATCAAGCGGGCCAGTGATGCCTACGATGCCGGGTATGACACACTGGAAGAGTATGGGCGCAAAAAGCGGGCATTTCAAAATAAGATTGAAACACTCAAAGCCGAGCAGACTAAGACCGAGGAGGCACAGAGTAGCGAAATCCCGCCCCAGTTCGTCCAGCAAGCCAGTTTTGTGCTCAATTTGATAAAGTCTCCGGATACAGCGGAAAGCGTCAAGAACGAAGCCCTGCGCTCCATTGTAGATCACATCACATTCAAAAAGCCGGACAACACACTGGAGATATTCTACTATATTTGATGGATTTTTAGCCGCATTTTCCGCCACGAATTGAAAAATAAGTGCGATTTTTGGCTTAACGCCGTCATTGACTGTCCGTATTTTGACTCTATATCTAAATGCAATACAGTCC